CATCATTAACAAACTCATAGACACACCAGCCAAAAACTTATCATGGATTGTTGTTCCTTGTATCACATCAATCTTTGCATGTTTATCTTCGAATGGTTTACCCATTGGATAATTAAAATTCCACTTAGTAGATTTCGTAACTTGATGTTTAATGAAATCTAAAAATAATGGTGTGCAACAATTATTTACTATCGTTGCCATACATAAACTCTTTCTTTACAGCGTCTTCTAATTGTTTCATCACATCTTCTGTAAAATATTTTTCTGGGTCATTGTTAATTGTTTTACCATACTGTTTAGTTCCATCTGGTAACTCAATACGAGTTGATACTTGTTTAAATATTCCATGTGCAACTGCTAATTCAAGTAGTCCATAATACTTATCAAGTCCTTTATCATAAGTTAATAACACATCAACCATTTTATTTTCCATAGTTAATCTTGATTTATGATTCTTACAATGAATTATGTTACCAATAACTTCTGTACCATCTTTAAATTTTTTCTTTGAAAGATAGATAATACTTGAAGCAGCATACTTCAATCCAGAACCACCACCCATTTCTTTTGTTGGGAACATAGAACCTACAACATCATAAGTATGATTAGTTACCACCATTGGTACTTTTGCTTTTCCAAGTTTTAAAGTTAAAACTCTAAATGCAGCTTTCAGTATTTGTGCTCTAGTCATATCTCTAGTTTCTTTTCCTGCCTCTGTATCTTCTACTTCTTTTGTAGTGGATAACATACCAAGCGAATCTAAACATATAAACAATGGTCTTCTGATATCTACATCTTGTTGCATATATCTATCTAATACTTTGAGTGCTTGATGTCTAAACTCTTGTACAGTTGTTACAGGAAGTATTACCATTCTATCTGCATCTATACCTCTATCAACAACCATCTGTTTTGTAATTGCACTTTCTGATTCAAAGTAGACAACACCAGCATTTGGATTTTGGTCTAAAAAGTTTTTAACCATTCCCATGAGGAAGAAAGTTTTTCCTGTTGCACTTTCTCCAGCAAGAGCAGTTATTTTATTCTGTGGAAGTCCACCATACATTGAACCAGAAATCAATCCATTGAATATATAAGAACCTGTATCAATAAAATTTGATACATCTCCTGCCTCTACACCTTCTGAAACGACAGCGGCATATTCATTTCCTGTTTCTTTAATCACATCTTTTAAAAAGTCATTCATTATTATCTCCTGTTTCCCTAGTATTTTGTAAATCTAAATAATCAAACATATTTTCATTTGGTTTTGCATCAGAAAATGGTAAAGGATTTTCTTTTTTCTTTTTGAATATCCTATCCCAATTATCTTCAAAAGTTTTTTTATCAACTTCTCTCGGTCTTTGTTTATCACCTTTTCCTGCCATTAGAAAAATCCCTCTAGTGTTCCTTGTGTTCCATAACTGCTATCAATATTCCATTGAATGATATTAGTAATAAATTTTAATGGTTCTACAAATGACTTTTCAAACTGCATATCATAATCAATAAAGTTATGTAAGTTTAATTCATTAGGTAACTTAGTCATAAACGATATTGATGTTGACTGATAAACATTTGGTGTTTTCATATGTAAAAATTTAATCTTATCGCCTTCTTGAATGTAAGGATATTTACCTTGTAATTTTTTATCTTGTAAAAGATGATTATATAATATTGCACCCTTACAATGTATCGGAGCACCCTTCTTAAATAGATTATGTGATTCAGTCCATTTAGTTAATCCATTTACAGAACGAGGATAAGCAATTAACTCTGGTTTTAAGTTCATAAACTCTGTTCTAAAATCTTGTATGAAACTATTTAATACTTTATCATCTTCGTTCATAATAATAGTTAATGCTTCTTTAATCTTTTCACGACATGCAGCTGGGGTAGATGACTTAACTGCCTCAACACCCATGATTTTTAGTTTAGGTTCTTTATAACGAACACCTTCAACATCATGTGCATTTAAAATATATCTTTTCTTTGCAACCCAAATACCTTTGTCTGCAATCACTTCTCTTTTCATTTGCATTTTTTGTTCGTATGCATTTACATACTCAGCGAGTTCTTGATAACTTTTATCAATAAAAGGTTCAATTTTCTCTTTAGCAACTGTGTCCAAAAACTCCACGATTTTTTTGTTGTCTGTGTCTGATACGAACACTTTACTAACCAACTTATCAAATGTGATATAGACCGAATCCGTATCACTCGCAATGATGTAGTCCTCTCCTCTGGTATTAAGTATTTTATTAAGATACTCGTTAAGACTGTGTTCAATAAAGCGAATAGCAAGTTGACCACTTGTAGTAATTGCCTCGGCAACCAAAAGATTGTAATACCTAAACCATACATTGCCGATAGCACCATATGCACTATTGAGAGAAATCTTTTTAGCCATCTGAATATTATTGAACTTAGATATATCCCTAAGTAATTTTGGGTCTTTTGTTTTTTCATAATCTTTTTGTGCCTCAATCATTAATTGTTTGAACTTAACTCTATCGTCATACATCTTTTGCATGAGTTCTGGTAAGAAACCTTTTTGTGTTATTTTAAACAAAGCACCATTCGGTGTCATTGTTGCATCTTTTAATATTGATGTATCTACCTCTTTATTTAACATCTTTTCAACTGACATGTTTTTAACTGCTTTATCTGCAACTAATGTTTCTGGTGAAATATTATATTGCATAATCAAATGTGGATATAGTGAATTTAAATCAAATGACATTACCCACTTATGTAATCCTACGATTGGGTCTTTAACATATGCACCTTCAAACTTATCACTTTTTTCTCTTTGAATCTTTTGTGGTATAACAATATTCTTTTTTCTTAGTTCATTGTAAATGAGTATATCCCAATATTTTACAGAACCTAACACATCCATATAATTAACTTTTGCATCATAAGCCATAGTCAAACATAACTCAATCAATCTCATTTTATCTTCTAGTCTATCAACAATCTCCACATCTTGTATATTATAGTCAATGAACGATTGGAAGTCCTTTAAGTACCATTCTCGGAATGTTTCGTATGGGTTGTCATCTTTGGACTCTCCTAACTCTACATGTGCTATATGGTCAAGTCTGTAACTCTCACGACTACTATATGTAAACTTCCTATACAAATCATAATAATCTAAATGTGATACACCGAGTATATCATAAACCTGTTGTTTTCTACCCATCTTATAAACTTGTCTATCTGATACATTACCCCAAGGCGAAAGTCTATTGATTTCTTTTGCATCATATAAATTCTTAATACGATTACAAATATATGGTATATCAAAAAATTCTGTATTCCAGCCTGTAACAACATCTGGTTGATTCTTTTCCCAGAAAGTTAGAAACTCTTGGATTAACATTTTTTCTGAATCACATTTTACATAAGTTACATCATCTCTTGTATTATTATAGTCACCTATACCCCAAACTAATATTTGTTTGTTTTGATGATTCTTAATTGTAATTGATAATAATGGTTCTATTGCTTCTTCTGGATTTGGAAATCCATTTTCACACGCAACTTCTATATCAATTGTTACTACAAGAATTTTATCTATATCCCACTTTACATAAGTAGGATATTCATCTGCAATATAATTATACTGAAATAAAGTATTACCATAGATTAAATGTGGTTGGTCTTCATAAGACTTTAACCATTCTTTTGCTTCTTTAATTGTTTCGTGTTTTACAGGTGTAACAAATTGCCCATCAAGGGTTTTGTGTTTGGTTTCTTTAATTACCTTACAGAATAGGGTAGGGGAATATTTAACCTTTCGATTAAGTCTTTCACCATTCACATATTCTCTAACAAGTAGAGTATTGCCCCAAGGCGTTACATTAGTGTAAAATTGCATTATATAATTATACTCGCTTTAAACAAGTTTTGTCAATGTTTTTATGTTAATAAATCTGGTTGATTACCATAATGTTTATTTAAGGTTTCTAACTTATCTTCGGCATCGGCAAGTTTCACCACCTCTAAATCAACTGCTTGAACTAGGTCTGGATGTTCTCCAATACCAGCAGGATTTGTTTGATAAACATTTATGTTCGCTTTGGCAGCAGCAATCTCTGCTTCATATTTTTTTCTTAGTGCATCAATTATCATTTTATTTCCTCTGGTTTATCTGTTAATATATATTTTCTTGAAGGGTCTATTGCTATGTTTACATCTTTCATAAACTTCCTATTAATCAATAATGGTGTTTTTCCACCCCTATCATCTAAAGTAAAAAGCAAATCTTTATATAATTTATTTTGAAAAGTTAAATCTAACTCAATAACAGGTCTTGTTTCTTCTCTATTTCTAAACCCACCTAATTTAATATCTTTCATTTTTACTAATTTTGATTTTATTTTTTTGTCATTCAAAGACCATGTAATAGAATTATTTTTAATATCATATGAATCTGTATGGATTACAGATGTTTCAGAACTATTGCCTGTGTCCATTTTTCCAATCAGTTTACCAAATACACTATGTTCAAAAGTTTCCCATACTCCACATATGGTAGGATTTTTCCACCAATTAGATTTATCTAGATAAGATTTCAAAAGTAAATTTACTACATTTACTTTAGTCGCTTCTTCTATACCTTTTGTGCCAGGCGAACTATTAATTTCTAATATAAAAGGTAAATCTTTTTCTCTATTTTGTGATGGTATAAAATCAACACCCACCCATGAACCACTAACAAGTTTTGCAGCTCTAATACAAGCATCTTTTTCTACATCATTTAGTTTGTACTCAGTAACTTTTGCACCTTGCGAATAATTAGACCTAAAATCATTTTTTACTATATCTCTTTTCATTGATGCGATAATTTTATTATTTAATACCATTACTCTAACATCAAATTTAGTTTCTACAAAAGATTGTAGTAGTAACGAAATATTTTCATCAAGTTTATAAAGTAACTGTACCATACCCTCTAAACTTTTTTCAGAT